CTCGGCTGACACTTTCTCCTTGTCCCTTGAGAGGTGACACACTACAAACATGGTGAAGTTGTAGTGAACGCAGAGGGACTTAAGTTCCTTGATGCACTTGTCGATTGCTCGGCGTTGATCTGACTTAAGATCAATGCCATCGGCAAGAATGGAGAAGTGATCGAGAAAGATCACCTTACATTCCTCGCCTACAACGTAGTGCTTGACGGACGACACGAACGAATCAAACGACTCGTCAATGTGTCGGTCGAGCAAGAACAGGTTAGGCGCGAAATTGCTGAGAGCCTCACGAATCATGCCAGGATCACGCATAGCTCGCTGCTCGGGAGTGTCACAGTGAAAGGCAGGGTTTAACCCCAGCTCCTCACTAAGCATCCTTTCCAACGTGGTTTCGCATGATTCCTCCAGGGCGACGTAGGCGGTCTTGATGCCCCGCCTCGCAAAGTCGAGGGCCAGTGATCGAGTCACAGCAGACTTGCCGATGTTGGTGCCCCCAGCGACAAGCCACAACTCACCCGGCTTGGCCCCCAGTGTGTACTGGTTCCATCCAATCCACGGGAACTGAATCCCCCTCGCCCGGTTGGGGCTAAGGAGATTGGCCAGCATGTCTGGCGCGTGAACAATGGCCTCGGGGCGGTGCCGCTTGGCAGCCAGCAACGCATCACGAATTGCCTTTGCATCATCAGCCAACAACGCTTCATTCGCATCCTTGTAAGGGAAGCTCTGAACTGTTGCAGCCTTACCACCAATAACCTCGGCACACTCCAGGGCAGCCGCCCTGCCTGGTTCGTCCATATCAAAGAACAACGTCACAAGATCGAACTTGCCGATCCACAACAACTGCTCAGAGATTGAACGCTTGGCAGACTGGGCACCATCAGGAATGGAGACAACAGTAACTGACTCCTTACCAAATGGGGTGAACTCAGTCAGGACTTGATAAACAGTCATGGCATCAATCTCCCCCTCGGTGACGATTAGTCGCCCACCGCTGCCAAGGTGTTGCCCCCATAGCTGGATCTTCTGACCCTTCACCCTGCCCAGCCAAGCAAACTGTTTCCCCTGTCGCCTGATGTGCTGGGCACTAATCAACCCGTTAGCATCCCTATAGCAGGCGACTTGGGCAGGCTCCATCAGATAGCGGGTCGCAATGTAGTCATAGATGCGACACGTTTTCTCAGTGATACCCCTAGCCGGTAAGGCAGCAGGCTCACCTTTCAACAGAGACAGTTGAGCGGTAACAGCATCTTGTCGGGGAAGCTGAGCAAGGATTGATTCTTCCTTGTTTTCTGTCACAGGGCGCTCCCATTCCGATCCATCACTGTTGTATCTGCCTCGGCAGACAAAGCAGTAAAGAGAGCCGTCTGGGTAGAGGGTTGCGCCATCTGAACTGTCGCAGTCTGTACCGGGGCAGGGTATGTGCGTTTGCCGCTGAGCCATTGGGATAAAAGTTCAGGAGGAATGGGGATCGGGGACCAACTGATGCCATGCTTCATGCACCATTGCGCGTATGTAGTCTTGCTCTTTTTGTTGAGCGTCATGTGGGGATTCTCAAGGGCAACAAGTATCCGAATGGTGGGGTTGGAGTGAATGACGGCAAGAAGTTTGGCCCGGTCGGATGATGGCCACCAGCCTTTCACTTCAATGTGACTGTCATTGATGGTGAAGTCCGGGGTATATCGCTTGGCCTGTGTGTAGTTCAGCTTTACAGCTTCATAAAGGGCGGGGAGCCCTTGCTGAGCAAGATCCTCCCCTACCGCTTTCTCTACGCCAGAGCGATAAATGCCATTCCGTTTAGAACGGAATCTCATTACTCCCCTCGTTGTTACTGTTGAGCATTGCGCTCAAGGAATTAGGCTCAGGCTCAGGAACCCAACCACCTTCAACCGCTTCCAATTCAATCGTGTCAACTTCTAGCTTGACAATCTGAAAGCCAAGTAGCTGCATCCCGACTCCGCGTTGGCCCGCCTTGTCGTAGCCATAAACGTCATAGATCACCTTGCCGAGTGAGCCAGGACCAATGGCAGGAAGCCCTTTCACGGGACGGCCCATCGAATCGAATACAAGGGGGCCGGTATTGCGCTCCCGTGATTGTGTTGCCTTGCGATAGATAAGGGCAGGACGCTTCAACTTAAACAGGATCATGCCAGGTTCGGCAACCTTTCTCCCTGCCTCGTCCTTTTTCATCGAAGGTGCGAATGGAAAGTTAAGGCCAGTGTTCTCCCTGGGGAATGAGGGATTGCTAGCGCGAAAGTCACGCAAGCAGGATTCAAGGTTGCCAATAATCTCCTGAGTATCAGCCTCAGGAAGAATGAAGCCACAGTTCCACTCTTCCTCTTGCTTGAGATTAAGGGTGGTGCTGGTAATGGCGCTCCATGCGAGCTTGCCGACTGGAGAAACGAACTTGTTTGCCATGGGAATGAATGAAGATGATGTTGGACTGAAAGGCAGGACTGCTCAGGGTGAGCGAGTCCTAGTCAAGGGTTGATTCATATCAAGTAAAGAGGAAAGGATTCTCCCCGATGCGTTCTGTCTCCAGATCGCCAAAGCAGGGGGGTGGGAGGAGAGAAGGAGTGATCTTCACTAGCTCTTGCCAGTATTCATACAGGTAGTCGGGTTGATAGAACCTGTTGAATGACTGGTTCAACTCGCGGCGCATGTTGCCCACCTGATCAAGCGTGGTTGCAAAGCAATCGTGAACAGTGACAATCTCATGGGGCCATTCATGCACGAATCTCTGTAGAAACGCAGCGTCCATTGAATGAGCATAATCAGCCGTAAGGTGGGACACTGAACCCCTCAATGGCTGCCCCTCGCTATCCCTAATCTGAATAGGGACAACCTTTCCAGACAGGACTAGCCTCATGCTCTTCTTTTTCGTCAGTGAACTATAACTTTCGATTCGGAGCCCGTTTGGCGTGTGCCAGTAGGGTCGCACTCCCCTCTTGATCAAGCCAGATCCAGCCTTTCTGAGCCATCGGGACAGATCGAGCACCCCCGGCAGGCACTCGCCCACCCCAGCCAGGATCAGCTTGGACAGGGCGGAAGCGAGGCTCATGGCCTGGTATCCCTCGGGTGATTGGCTGTGGCAGAAGCGGACCACAAGCAGCTCAGCGATCTCCTGTTGCATCGAGAGATAGCGGCGACCGTAGATAATGGGCATGATGGCAGGCTTAAACAACTCGCGGCCTGGCCAGTTATCAAGCCACCAACGTAGATACTTTTTCAGCAGTTCATCAGTGCTGACGTTGTATTGAGCCCTTGCCAACTCATACACCTTGGCCGCAATCTGCATGTATAGATCGCGTGGCACATGGCCGGTAATGTTTGTCCACTCGGCCAGCCTTGCATCACGGGTGAGGCAGGCAACGTGGCCATAGCCCGATGTAGTTTGATCGAGCTGAAAGGGTATCCCTGTATGGTGGCCAGGGTTATCAACGTATGTAGCCCATAGCCTGCAAAGTTGAACGAATCGCCATGGCTTTTTCTCCTCTGCCCACATAGACAGGTTTTCGTGTGGTGCGCTGCCAATCCTGCAAACCCGTTCGCTATTCTCCGACAACCAGCAATCACGCGCAGCGAATGGCAGGCCAATGGCATCCCCAATCGCCCATGCAATCTCACTCTCATGTCCCTTGACTGGCACCTTTTTGTCAAAGCGAAAGAGACTGCGGTGTGGGTCTGCCCCTGTGTAATTAAGCTGACTTCCCCTTGGGTAGAGCCTTCCCCTATTGTCAGCACTCCATACCCACCACAGGCGATCCTTAGCCCGCAATCTGTCTGCCGCAATGAAGGTGTTAATCACCTTCGCTCGCTGCCCATCGTGCCGCTCGTCAGCTTTGCGGCGCCACACTTGCCGCCATGCCTCAGTCTTGCCGTGCTGGATAAGTACAGCCCGGAAGTCAACTTCAGGCATCCTCTCAGAGGGTGGAATGGCTCCTATCCGGTGGCCATGTTCCCACGCCCAACGGATAAGCAACAGTTGAACACGGTCAAGCGTGAATGACACAGATTGCAGCTTGTTAATCGAGCCCATAACGCATGGGTCTGCGCGTTCTACATGGCGGGCATAGCTTTCCCATGGCACCATGGCCCAGCTTGTTACAATCGACAGATACCCACCATCGTCGTATTCCGTATAAGGCTTGGGCGGCACAGTCATGGGCATGTGGGTATGTCTAAATAGCATAAGATTATGCTTCCATCTTTTGAGAAAGTCCCAATACAGCGGGGTTGCCTGCACACTTTTGTAGGGCCTTCCTCGGTAGTCATTGTCAACCACTATCGAGAACATGCCAGTCGAAGCAACAATAGCCTCAATAAAGAAAGCACCTAGAGCCACTTTCTCCAGCCTGCCTAGCGCCTGATAGTTGGCTGCCTTATGGAAGCCCTTATCACGCAGCCTAGATATAACGTTCTTCATCCCTAGGTCGTTGTTGCTGGCCAGTCTCAACCCTTCTAGGTGCCAGCCCTTAAGGTCCGGGTGATTGAGCCACAGAATGTACTCGGCTCGCTTAGCAATACTGCCAGCCAAGCCGTTGTAAGTGTGGCGTGATTCAGCCATTCCAAACAACTGAAACAACGTCTCCAGGGCAACCTGTTTGACGTTCTCCTCGTTGCCGAATAGATCCCAGATAGCTCCATGCTTACCGGCATGATTCTTCCCCCTTTCGTAGTGTTGTAGCACCAACGACAGGTAGGGGCCGATCATTCTGTAGGCCATGAATGAGGCGGCGCCTTGTTCCCAACCTCGCTCCGTTGCTCGGCTGGCCCCGGTGCGGCGCTGCCAATTTTCCAAGTTGATCTGAGCTTGATAGGGGTCCAGAACCTGTGCAATGTGCGGTGTCAATGCTTGACTGTCCATTCTCGGGAATCTCAGTGGTAAAGCCAGTCGTGGCAAGGTGCTTGAGCGTTGTCAATCTTCACGCGGATTTTAAGTCCGCTGCGTCTACCATTCCGCCATGCCCCCGCTCAGTGATAGTAAGGCTTGACGCTCTGTTGCATTGCATGAGCGTTGTTGCACGAACAATGCAATCTCGCAACAGTCTCACACAGTCAAGTTTTAGTTGCAGCATTATTCATGGCTTGGAGCATAATCGCAACCAATAATCTATGGCCTGTTTCGTCATGCCTATCAGGCATTTCCTCAGCCCCGAGAACGACGTTATGAAGGGTGATGGCCGTTGCCCCCTGAACCTGTTGCATCTTGATCCCAGGAGGCATGAAGCCGATCAGCGGTTGATCGTCTAAGTAATACAACTCAACCGGGAATCTTGATGACCCAAGGATGGTCAGGCGACCAGCCGTCACAAGGCGTTTGACAAACTCAACATAAGGAACCCTTGGCCCGTATTGGTCAAGGTCAGGGTATGCCGCCAGTCGTTCGGCAACATAGATAGATCGCTTTTCAACGATGGCCTTAGAAATGTGATCGGAGACAACGTGTTGCCGTTCGTCCTTAACGATTGAAGAAAGATCGAGCATGGTGGCGTCGATGGAATCAGCAGGCATTTTCAGAAAGCGATGGGATGGAATCAGTAGACGAGGTGCTCAAGGTCCACAGCAGAGCCATGGACATAACGCTGGGTCACGGACATAGATAGATGCCCGCCCCAAGCCTGCAACTGGGGGCCAGACCAGCCACGCGAGGCGAGGCGAGTCAAGCAGCTATGGCGAAGGGTGTGAACGACCCATTCCTTGCGTGTTTCCTCTGACAGGCCAAGTCGATCTATGACACGGTGTTTGGCCTCGTTGTAATGCTCCGCATAACTGCGGTAGGAGATCGAAAAGACTCGATCCCCCCTCCTAGGAAGACTGGCTAACAGGGCAACAACTTCGGGCGGGAGAGGCAAGCGACGAGCTTTCTTGCCCTTGGTTTTGGTGAAGATAAGGGAGGGTTTGCCCTCAAGATTGACGCGATCCCATGTAAGAGCCAACCCTTCACCAACCCTGCAGCCCATGAACCACAAAAACACAGTGACCCTATAGGACTCTCTGTGTTCCATTCTTTCCAGTTCATCGAGCAAGGCTGCATACCAATCGTCTTGTAAGACGAGTTGCCTAGGCTCACTTTCCTTGAGAAGTCTGCGCTCTGGGAAGAGAGGCAATTCCTTAATCAATCGCAAGCGTTGAGCACGTTTAAGCATTACACGCAAAGCTGACATATAACGGTTGATCGTCCCATTACTGCAGCCATTCCCATTAGGCCCCGTCTGGCGTAGCCAGGCCAAGAAGGTGTCTATCTTCTGCTCTGTCACATCGACAGGAAGATAGTCACCCCCAAAGTAAGCAGCAATGGCGCAACCTAGCTTGAATTGATCAGGCCCCTTGCCTGCCCAATCAAGGCGCTTACAGGTCAGCAGTACAGACTCCAAGCCGCCTTCATTAGCAACAGCTTGTCTAACCTCCTGCCTGCCAAGCTGGGCTAAGAGTTGTTTCTCTACGACCCGTGCTTCTTCCTCAGACTCGCAAGCCTGGCACAGCCTCTTGCCCTTAAAGGCAGCGAAGGCTTTCCATCGACCATCAACAAAGCGGATACTCATTGTTCGGGATACACAAGGTTTGCACAAGTTTCGAGGGTGGCCTTGCCCTTATCGGTCAGATAAACCAACACATAGCGATCATCGTTAATGTCGCGTTCGGCTTTGAGCAGGCCAAGTTTCTTCCCCTTCCCATCCCGTCTGCCATCGCCGCCGAGAGCATCAACGGCCCGTGATACTGCTGCCAAGGTAAGGCAACAGTTCGCAGCTAAATCGGTCTGGGATTGACCCTCTTTCTCGGCAACTGCTAAGAGAAGGTCTAGCTGGGAAACGCGAAGCTGTGGATGCAATGACCGTAAAAACACGGTCATCTTTCTAAGGTGTCGTAGCGTACTCATAACAAGGCTTTCGATTGCGGCAAGGCCATCATAGCGTCAAAGCCTCTTAAAATCGAGAATGATGCAGACGTGCAGCAGTAGCCATAGCTCAACCCTTACATAACCGAGGGTGGCCTTGCCGCTCCGCTCCGTTACGTTGTGCTTACCACACAACACGGTAGGTACATGTAGCAAACGATCCCGTGAAAACGAGACGGAAAGGTAGAAGTCGCAAGGGAACCACAGCCCTTTAGGTAGGCGAGAGGAAACGTACAACGTAGGAAAGCAAAGATCAAAGTGAGGAGAGTTACCCCCCCCCCGTACATGCAGTGTAGCGCAAGGCTTGAGCAAGATCAATGGCTAGCAATGACTTAAAAACGAAAAGATCACGGTGACGGAACCTTGCACTGGCGCAAGGCAGGCACAACGTCTTGCCGATGGAGTCGCACCTGAAAATCATCCCGTAAGGTAACCGCAGAGGCCAGGAGCAGCCCCGTAAACAGGCAGAAACAAGACAGGAAAACAGCAGCAGAACGGTGATCGGCCATGGATGGCAGGGAAGGGCAATCACAGGTTAATCGTTGGCCATGGTTGAGCAAGGTCAACCATGGCCGAATCGAAAAAGGCTATTCTTCCTCACACTCCCAAACGCCAAAGAGGGAACCATCCCCACAGTGAGAGCCAAAGTAGTAACCCTTAGGGCATACTGAATTAAGCTCATCCATCGCATCAGCGATTATCTGAAACGGTTCTGCCAAGTCTGAAGAGTGCCAGGAAAGGCGCGGATCGTTCCATTCATAATCGCAAAGATAACTTGAAACCTCCTCATGCCTAACAATAATCTCAAGCTCTTTTTCTGTTGCAAGGTAGATAGAACGACGCTTACAAAGGTCAAGAATTCCGCTTGCAACGTCGCAATCCCTGAGGCTTGCATGGCTAGATTCATCCCCAGGATGCAGGAGAGGAATCACCCGATTATGGTTGCTTTGCGACTCTTCCCTAAAGGTGTAAGGTCCATCACTGGATGACATAAACCCATGCACTTTCTTCCCAAAAGCATGAACATAGCCAGGAACACTAAAGAAGGTATCAGGCTCTGCAGTCTTGAACCAATTACGCCTAACGCCATCATCACAAACCACGCCTTGAACGTGGGTTAACGATGGACCGCCGACCCAATTAGCAAAGCCTAGGACTTGCCCATGCTCCGTAGTTTGTTGCTGATCCTGATAGCGAAACTTAGCCATGATGAAAAAGCGAAGGAACAAAGTAAGCACAATGTAAGGCACGAGCCCTACAGAAAGCCATCACAAAGGATGGCTAATTGTAGGGATCAGACTAGAAACTAATCACGAGATGGGGCGAAGCCGGAAGATCGCAACCATCAGGCACAGAATCAACATGAGTGAACCTGCTTAGACAGGCAAGATTGCTTGGCCTTTCATAGGTAATCTTGTCCCATGCTTTATCTACATTTTCAGCAGAAACATGCAAGGTGTAAGTTTTCCCCCAAAAGGAAGCGTCGAAAACATGAACAGGCATGACGAACAAAAGCGAGAGAACAATGATCAACGGTTAAGGGTTGGCCATGGTTAAAAATGCTCAGCCATGGCCTAATCGGCTGCCTATTCGGGCAGATCAGGACAGACTAGATCGGCTGCCTTTTTAGCTGCTGTGAGAACCTTAAAGAGTACGTTTGGCGACTCTTTGAGCACACTTGCCCAGCTAGATAGATAGGCTGCGTGGTTCTCAGTGTTGCTATCAATCTGCAACCTGTTACAAACAAGGAAGGCACCTAGTTCTGCGATCAATTCTTCCCTGGCATATTCCATCTTGCCGGAGCTAATGCCAGCCAACGGACGGGACAACCGGGAATGATGGCCGGTTGAATGAATTTGTTCGTGGGCAAGTGTAGACAGATAGGCTGAATCGTTAACGAACTGCTTACGCTCTGGCATCTGAATATAATCCTCCATTGGAGAATAGTATGCACGATCCCCGCCATGGTTAGTCTTAACTTTCCATGATCTTAGTTGCTCAAATGCACCGACCAGTCTTTCTTCCTCTGGCCTTTCAATGCCTACACCATCCATTGCCTTTTTGATCGCATCTTCCAGACCGTCACCCTGCAAGTCTGCAACATTGAACAAGCATTGAGGCTTGAACAATGTGAAGCATGTTAATTCAGTCTCTCCCGCTTCATTCTCATTCTCGATTGCAATAGGTTTAGGGGCAAGAATGTAGCAGCCTTTCGATCCCTTTTTAGGATACCATCCTTTAGACTTTGCCATGCCAGGCCCGACCCATAGAGAGTAGTCAGACTCTCTAGCAGCTTGCCCCCATTCAAGGATGGCAGGATTGGAGCCTGTATAAACATGACCAGTCAGCATGTTTCTATGCGCCCCGCTACCCTTCCATTCTTTGCGCCATGGGTTCACCCCTTTCTCCATCAATTCGACAAGCTGGGATACCATCTTTTCGGCCGGTGATGGTCCGTCGTACTTTTTAGACTGTGGCGCTTTTGTTGCCTTTGTTGTGGCCATGGGTTGATCGTTTGTAAGGTTCACGTTTGGCAGTGTTAGAACACTGCAGAAAGGGAAGGGATAATCCCTGCCCTAGTTGCAATGGTCAACAACAATCAAGCAATAGGCAAAGTTTGCTGATCGGGATCAACAGGGAATAGCAGCATGGAGACGGCCAACACCGTGGAAACGTCATCGACGCGGCACCACTGCCCGTCCCCGCAGTCATACCACTCGTCACACGAGCTTTCCCAGAAAGCCTGATCCATAATCTCTTCCGCTCCTTCCCTTTCTGTAATGTCTGCTGCCATCTCTTCTGCCGTTTCTACATCGTAATCCATTTCCAACCTGTCAAACACTGCAACGCACACCCTTTCATGCCATTGTTGCCTAATGCCACAATTAGCGTAAGTCGTACATTGATCCTCAATCTCTAATTCAGACAAAAGGTCCTCATTAGCAATAGGATAATCTGCCAGACTTTCCGCCCATTTGTCTGCGACCTTTAATGCTTCTATGTCGTTTTCGTGGATCAAAAACAGTTCATACCAGCCACAAGCCCAGTGACCGAAACAATGAGCTTCCGTCTCGTCATGCTGCGAGACAGCTTCAATCTCTGCCGTTACCGTTTGCCAGTTACAAGCGGTCCTAGGCTCTTTTTCGTTATCCCTGTTTCTCCCAACGGGAGCAACATAGAAAGCTGACATATCAGCACCGGCATAGTTGTTAGTACTGCCGAAAGCCGGATCTTTAGTGTTCCAGCGGTCAAGATGTTCGGGCCGATAGGTTGCGGCGGAAACTGTGGAAACCATGAGAGCAAAAGCGAGGGAACAAAGTTTGTACGTTTGGCAGTGTTAGAACACTGCAGAAAGGGAAGGGATAATCCCTGCCCTAGTTGCAATGATCGAACGTTGTCAAGTGTTAGGTATGGCAGGAACCGTCTGGAAGCATGGCGCCATACATGCCGCAATGAGGAAGGACCCCCTCAAGCGTCATGAGACGGTCGTCGGCAGAAGAGAATTGAGAAACCATGAAACTTGACTCAACCAGCAGATCACCTACAGGCTTTCCGAGTTGAATACTCCAGCGGCACAGCTTCGCTTGTTGTGCGTCAGTGAGCAGATCGAATACATCGGCGTCAAGATTTCCGCCGGGAGTGAGGCAAGCGCGGTAGGCCATGAGAGGAAACAAAGTAAACAACGAGTGAAAGCGTCACGCCTTCACCCGTGAAGCATAGGGCTTGGGTTGCACTGCGTCAAGCGTCACGGCAATGCAATGCTCACAGTCTCGCGTGAGTCTCACCGATAAAGGATGATGACAGGGCATCAATTCTCAGCGAGACTCACTGCAGCGCAACGGGTCTGAGGGATGCGGTAAGAGTTTGGTAATTCTACCTGGTGGCGATCCCTCCTCTTCTCATCCCCATGGGCTGATGCCTCCTCCTCTCATCCCTGTGGGCTGATGCCTCCTCCTCTCATCCCCATGGGCTGATCCCTCCTCCTCTCATCCCCATGGGCTGATGCCTCCTCCTCTCGTCCCTATGGGCTGACGCCTCGTTACACCTAATCACCATTCATCTTGCCTCGCTTGAGTATGCCTATTGCAGGCTGGTTCAGTGATGCGGAAACGGTGGGTGCCATGTATAAACTTATACCCAATCGGCTTACCGTGGAATACAAACAATGGCAGCCTTTCCCTCCCCCATTGCACCGCAGCGGATTGATCATCCGTTCCGAGCCCTTGCAATGACTGATCCCGCGCAATGGGCATAACGGACCCCCTATGGGGCCAATGCGCACGCGACCACATGACGTACACCCCCTCGTCAATTAGCACCACAAAACTTGGGACCCTTACATTTACTTTCCTGAAACGACGCAGAACCCTGTTCCCGCCTTGTGTCTCACAGATTGTCCCATGAGTCTCACCCCTTCTTACTCATTCTGATCCTTGCGGATCTGTTCAACGTCATGCCAATCAGTCTGTTCATCCCACAGAGACGACATTCATTACCTTTCATTCCTTTCCTTACAACAGCGGCCCGCGAGCCCTGCGAGCGGAGCGGGCCGCGATACCTCCACCTTTCGATCAATCGAACACAACGGCATACTCATTACTACTTAGAATGAGAAAGGATCAATTAGGGATTGATTGGCTTTAATCTTTTTGCTGTAGCATTTGGGCAGGAAGACCATGGACTAAGAATCAATCTCAATAATCCTGTCACTTGTTACGCTCTCTATAATTTGAAGTAATTAAAATCATTGGATTACGATTACGGATGATGGATAAGTGTTATTGAATAATAATGATGATTAGGATAACTCGCTTCGCTCGTTATAGAAAGACAGGGATCTCAGGCTTTATTGTTCACACCGATACTTTTATCACCACTAAGGAAGCACGGCGGATCTCAGTCCGTTCTCATGCAATGGTCCCTGTTGCAGCTACTGTTGAGCCCTGTCAACGATTGCGGTATGGACTGGGCATCAATCCTGGCCAATGCAGGGACGCCAGAACCCCCTGGCAGGGCTGAGGCAGTCGAGGCCATGAGGTTGAAACGCGAAGGGAAGGCCGTCAGGCTTGTTGAAGCCAAAGCAGAGAAACAGGCACAGAAGGCTCAAAAGGTTATCAAGGCAGGCATGAACCTTCACGCAAGGAAAAAGTACATCTGATCTCATGGCACTTGGACTGACGTTGCCTCAATTCGCTACGGCGCTGATGCGTGAGTTGCGAATGGCAGAGAACCTGACTCCTGTTCAACTCCAGATTCTCTGTTACATCATCGAGAAGAGTGAGAACCCACAGGAGGCCATCAGGGGATCACGCAAGATCATCTGTGGTTTTCGTGGTGTTGGCAAGAGCACCCTTACTGCCATTACGGGGTTGTGGTGGTTGGATGAGAACCCAAATGAGAAGCTGTTGTTCCTGAGTGCATCAGGGGGTTTCGCTAAGAAGATCACTACATGGATGTTGACGACCATCCGAACTGTTGACTGGCTGGCCCACATGCGGCCTGATACCAAGGAGGGTCGATACTCAAACATTGAGTTTGACATTGGATCATGCACGTTCATCGAGCAAAGCCCATCGGTTCGCGCTGCTGGCATCTATGGACAAGTCACCGGATCACGCGCAAGCAAGGTGATTGTTGACGACTGCGAAACACCGCAAACGTGCCTGACACAGTTGCAACGAGAGAGGTTGAGGTCCGGCATTGAAGAGGCCGAGTCGATCATCAAGCCTGATCAAGCCTGCGACATTATCTATCTCGGCACTCCTCACGCCTCTGTTGAGAGTATCTACTTCTTCCTTAACAAGCAGAGAAACTATGGGATGAGAATGTGGCCCGCAAGAGTGCCGCTGGATGCCAAGCCCTACCGGGGATTGTTGGCGCCACTGATCGAGCAGAGGCTTGGCGTTGAAGCCTTGCAGCCTACTGACACGCGATTCAGTGACGACGTTCTGGCGCAGAAACAACTTGGCATGTCACCGGCCAGGTGGCGGTTGCAGTTCATGTTGGACCCTACACAAAGCGATGCAGAGAAGCATCCTCTCAAGTGCAAGGATCTATTGATCGCTTCACTTGATGATGACTTGCCGGAAGTAGTTCTTTACGACAAAAGCAAGGAGTATGAGATACACGATCTTCATTGTGCTGGCATTGGTGATGATTCAACTTTCTACCGTCCGTCTTTCGTACAGGGAACCATCAAGGCCGAGGAAACCCCCACGGTCCTAGTGATCGACCCGTCCGGGGGAGGGGCAGACGAGTTCGCGTGGTGCGTGTTGTCGGCCTGGGGTGGGAACTTCTACCTCAGGGCCATTGGGGGCCGCCGAGGGGGCAGCAGCGAGGGTCTGTGGATGGAACTGGCCCTGCTGGCAAAGCGAATGAAGGTGAAGCGGGTTCTCGTCGAGTCGAACTTTGGCGGCCTAGCGGTGTGGGAGCAGGCAGGCAAGCCGTTCTTCCAGAGGGCCGGTTACCCAGTCGCCTTTGAGGGGATCAGAACCGGGGGCACTTACAAGGATGATCGGATCGTCAACACGCTTGCACCTGTTGTTCAGATTCACTCCCTCATTATTGACAGGAGAGTAATCGAGGATGACGCTCAGATCATCACTGAGGCTGAGGATGAGCGTGAAGTCGCTTACAGCTTCATGTATCAGTACACGCGACTTACCTCAGCCAAAGGAAGCCTGAGGCATTACGACCGACTTGACGTTGTATCGCTGGGCATTGAGTTCTTTCAGAGCCAGGCTGCTCAGGACCAGGAGGTTAAAGCATCTGAGCGTTACGCGGAGTGGCTACATGCTCAGGTTGAGGATTCCAATGGAAAAGCCCTGATGGATGCTACACGCCTTGCCATGGGCATGACGTTGGAGCAAGCCAAAAGGGCCTCGGCGGGTGATGTTTCAGGGGCTAACTGGCTTGATAGTTAAGCCCATGACAGTGAGGCAACTACATCGCCTGCGGCAACAACCGTTACGTCAGCTACGGGCTGAAGGTTGGTAATGGCCAAAGCGATTCCAAGGGGGAACCTTTTGCCCTGATCGCCAAACGCGTAAACCTTTTCAGAGTTGGCAGCAAGAGAGATCGTAAGGACGGGAACATCAGTGCCAACTGTCGGCGCTGATGCCTTGTTGTAGAGCTTGACAAACTTAGCAGCAGCAGCATAATTCGTCATGCTGATCTCATAAAGATCCCCTGGTGATGCCTTGATGGCTGTCGCGTTGGTCGAGGCCGCGCTGGTTACCGTTGTCGATTCAAGTATTGAGCCGCTCGCGCCTGTTGCCAGGCTGACGGATGACGCGAGGGGGGCGGGTAGAACGTCTGCGTTAGGCATGAGTCTGGGAAGGGTGGTACGGGTTTGGAGTTGACGGGTTAGCCGTTTTGGCCGGGTGAAAGGCGCATGAGCCTTTCAAGTTCTTCCACAGAAGGCAAGGCTGAGAGAACTTTCCCGGCTGGATTGTTGGGCTTAATGCTGCTTGTGATGCTGTTGTCTTTAAGGAACTTGATAGAGGCGTTAATTGCGGCCAGCTTTGTTCTTACGTTGCCGTAAGTCATCATGCGGGTTAGCTCATGGGCAGTGCGCCCATGAAGATTCCCCATAGTTTCATCACCAGCTATGCCGTCCTCGGCTGGGCCGCCGAACGGATCGGGGTCGTTGATTAGATCCTGTTCCTCCTGTGCATCCATTGACATTGTGTTAGCGTGGCGACAGTTGCCACTATTCAACCATGGCCAAAGGGAAAGGGAAGGGATCGAAGGGCGGCGGTGGCAAAAAGGGCTGCTGATTGATCGGTGACATACTCACGCCCGCAGACAAGTACGGTCAATGCGTTTAGCACACCGGCAAGGCAAAATGAGCCTGTAGCTGCGCCGCGTCAAGTTGTCAGTACCACGCCGAATGGCAGCCTTAGGGTTCTCGATTTAGGCAACGGGGACGCATCTGCTTCCACACAGTTGAAGGGATTCTTCGATCAGATCCTGACTGTTGCCCCCAAGATGGTCGAGTCGTATGACATTGCGAAGTCAACAAGGCAGGCGGGTGATTTACTTGCCAACGTTGATATTTCGGGTGTTGTAAAGAGCGGGGATGAAGCCTCGCTGGGGATGATTAAGCGGTTGTCCCCTCGCGCACAAGATATGGTGTGGCAGGGGGCATCTTTAATCGCCTCGCAGAACTATGTGGAGTCCACTGCTCGCAATGCGGCTATTGAACCACTTCTACTGAATGGCAAGAGTGACAGTGAAACAGAAGCACAGTTTACGGAAAGGTTTGCGAAGGGAAGGGCCAACGTCAGAACGAAAGCATTAAGCGAAAGCGGCATGGGGAACCTGCCGCCTGAGTATCGAGCTGAGGGAGCGTTAAAAGCCCAGCAAGGCGAATCACTGGTCTACAACCAGATTCGCAAGGGGCATGATGAGCAATACAGTCAGGAGTGGGATGCCATGCAATCGAATCGTTATGCCACGGAAAGTCTTGGGTATTACAGGGCGCGCAATCTAATCATTTCGGCACCGGACCCTGGGCTGAGGAGAGATGAGATAATCGCCCTGAATCAACAAGGGCAGAAGTTTTACGAAAGCATAAAAGATATAGCTAAGCCAACAAGAGCCGCGCAGATCGCATTTTCCGGCATCAAGCAGACATACCAGCAGCTAGTAACAGAAGAGCGATACGCCGAGGCGGCCAATTACCTTGACTATCAGGGGATAGTGGCAAACCAGAAAATCGACACTATCGCTGGCGGCAACCTTTGGGACATTCCAGTAACAAAAGATGGTAGCTCAATTAAGACTGCCATTGCTCAACTGTCTGCCGGTTTGCAGCCACAGATAGAAAGGGCGCGGGCCAAGGAGAACTTTTTATCAATTAAAGACTTACTTCCTGGGCTGACAAGGCGCGAGCCTGAAGCCATGCGAGAGGCCCAGACAAGGCTTTTTAATGCCTCTCAAACACCAGAGGAGTTTTCGTCTATGTATGGGACGATCAAGCAAGCTCTTGCGCTTGGCGAGCCGTTACCTCCAACGCAAGCCGAGAAAGAAATAATGCTTGGCTATCAAGCTCAGCAGTTAAGATTAGGGGCTGATCTTAAAAAGATAAACGCACAGATTCTGGGTGACCACAGATTAAGTATTGACTCACAAAGCGCTTTGCTTAAGCCTGAGCGGCCAGGGGCCAATCCAATCATGGAGTCAACCTCAAGAGCAAGAGAATACAACTCGCCCCAGATTCAAGATGCAAGCATGACGCTGTATCAGGCGGCCATCGAAAAAGACCCCAGCCTCGCAAAAGACTCCGCAACAGCGCAAGAGACGGCAAGGAAACTCAGCAGCGGCCTCATAGTGACGGCAACGCAGAATACTGAGGTAAGGCTTCGCAGGTTAGAGAGCGCCGGGAAGCCTGTTGGGGCTGACGTTGCAAACGAAATCTTTAGGAATGAACTTGATGCGGTGAAGGCAGTCAAGCTAAAAGAGCTTGGCGGCACTGCGCCAGTCACCCGTCAGACCGTGGCGCAGGAACGGTTGTCGGACCTTAACTATATCAAGTATCAGATACAGAAGAACGGTGGCAAGGTGACCCCTTCTGTATTCCCCAGCGGAGTCATTGAAGATGCGAGAAAGAACGGCGTAAACGTCAACGACAGTCGCAAACTTACACAGTTCTTCCTTAAGCGTATGGATGGAACGATGGAGGGAGGCAAAAAGTTCTTCACTAATCCGGGCGATGTATGGCGCCAAATGTATAACAGTGCCCAACCTGCCCAGTCGAGCAGTGGCCCTGGGATGCCCACCTTGCCCATTCAGCAACTGGGAACCACCATCATGCGGTTTGTAGGCGGTGGGGATAAAGCCCCGGCTGCTCAGCCTGGGAAGAAAGGTGATACCAGTTCGCAGCCAACTTCAATACCGCAAATGGCGGCAAGGTTGGGCGAGGGGCTATTGGGTGGTGCGTTGAACGTGGTTGCCCCTCCTGCCATGGCGGCACAGGGGCCGAGTCGATTGCAGAACCCCGATCAGATGCCACGGCTGGGCTTGGCTTTCAGAAATGCTAACAGCCAGAACCCGCAGCCAATGTCATTGCATGAGGGGCCGCTTCCTCAGATCGTAGCGTCAGCCCCGGTGCGCCCTCTTCCCCTAGCTATTACCACAGATATGCACCCGTGGTTTGTGGCCATTGGCATCAACGAGGGAACGCGCACTGCAAATGGTGGATACACGAAAAACTACTTTGGTCACATTGACCCCAAGGACAAAAACCGGAATGTTGGGACCGTTTCGGGAGGTGGCGTAAGAGGCGGCGGCGGATCACCACAAGTTGTTGATCGAATATGGGCCGGAAAGTTGACGAAACAAGCCATGGTGGCTGCTTCACTTCTCATGGCAAGGGGCTTCAATCAGGGCACCTTGGGATTCCAGCGAGTCATGTTCAACTATCTCGACCTGCATGTTCAGTCCCCTGCCGCTGCTGGCACGTTCATTCAGAAACTATCCCAGATGATGAAAGGTGGACTAACGATTGAAGCTATTGCTAAGGCAAGAGCCGATTCGTATTACTACCCTGATGGGCGATGGGGAGGCGCCTGGCCCTACCCCCGGCTGTTGCAGGACCAACGGTCAAGAGCAGGCACCTTCGATTACAAAAAGAGGCTCTGACCCATGCCCTATCACTTTGATGCCGAGAAGGGTCAGTTT